TCTTTACCTCTGCTAGGGTATCGAATCCCCTACAATGCACCAAATCATCAGAAAACCGATAACCAAAAGGCAACCATAAAAAATACTCGTTCCCATCCCATGAGGGGGTAATCTCTAAATCTCGCTTAATGTTCAGTTTGTAAGCCATAAAAAATCTCCGTTAATTGATCTCATCAGTAAGGGCAAAACCCTTAGACGGGATTTCTCCCGTTTCGATCTATTGGAATTGCCTCGCCATAATGTGCCAATCTATAAGGTGCATTTGCTTGGCGTCTTTTTCTGCTAGTAAGCGATCTTGATAAACCCCGATTATTTCGTCATCCTCAAATAGGATGTGAACTAGGCTCGTGTTCTTACGGGTATATATCTCAGGCTTAGAGAACTTATCAGCATTAAAGTTATAGGTCATTTTTAAAACTCCTTTATCTATTAAATACAATACATCAATCAAAACTACATATTGCAACTATATGCTACTGTTTATAAGGATGTCAATACCTTTTACCTACTATTTACTACTTTTTTATACTATGACATACCCTAATGTTTATCTATACAGTGGTGTGATTGCATACAGTAAAGAATCGGGTTATGATTTGTTCTCATGTTAGACCTATGATTTACCACTAGATTACATAACCAAGATAAACCCAAAAAGACCGCAATTATTCCAATATGGCTAAGATCACCAAGAGAGAGATAAAGGAAGGATTAGAGCAGATACCTATTGAGCAGATACTACTAGGATCAGCCAATTCTAGAGAACTCACCCACAAACAAAAGACATTCGCTAAACAGGTCGCACTAGGAAAGCCTAAGACTGTGGCTTATAGAATCGCCTACGATACAAAGGGAAAGAAATCTACTCAAGCCGTAAATGCTCATAAGGTATCAAACAACGACAATGTAAAGAATATGATCGAGGCATATAGTAGGGCTTTTGAGGCAAGGGAATACCAAAAACCCGAACGATTAAGGGAACTTGTAATACATCAGTTAACCGAATTAGCCCTAAACCCTGAGGTAAAAGACGCACAACGGATACGATCCCTAGAACTATTGGGAAAGGTTAGCGAGGTAGGTGCATTCGTGGATAGGAAAGAAACGAGGGTAATACATGAGAGCAGTAAGATCAAAGAAAGACTATTAGACCAACTAAAGACAATCATAAATGTAGATGCCTCAGAGATAGACGAGGGAGATAGTCTGCTCAGGGAATTATCAGGATCGAATCCGACAGAATTAGAACCCCAAACCGAAGACCCCACCACTACCCGACCCCCCAAAAATAACCACGCCGAGCATGGGAACTATATACATAGTATTCCCAACACTCAATCCGCTGCTTCTAACATCTCTGATGAAAAAACGCCTCTGCAAGCTACTGATTCTGAAGAAGAAAAAAGTGAAGTGGAAACGTTTCCACCTGAGAATATGGATAATACCCCCCTTAATGATGGAGAAAAGAAGGGGGTGGGGGGTACAAATTTAGGAAAAGAGAGTAAAGGTAAGGATACAGAAACACCCCCCCTTAGTAATTCTAAGAAAAAAGGGTAGGGGGGTATATTTTGAGAAAAGAAGAGTTAGCTATATACACACTTAAGTATCTTCTTAGGAATGATAAAGAAGCCCTGCTCCGTGTTATGAGTTCGATTAAGCGGGCGATATGGGAAGAAGAGTCTAAGTGCCTGGCAAACAGAGTTATAGAGAGGGCTAAGAAATGACGCCCCGCCAACAGGACATTTATCTGGTGATAGAGATGTGGTGGAAGAAGTACGGATATAGTCCTTCTATCGATGAGATCATGATGGTCTCTCAAGACAAGAGTCGTAGTAACGTATCCCGCCTGATTAATGAGTTAGTCAAGATCGGCGCCTGTAAAAAGATTGCAAATAAACGGCGGACGTTAAGACCTTCTGGAATTAAGTTTAGGAATCTAAGTGACTTACTTGAATAAGCTCGAAAAGCTCATAGCGCAAGCTCCTCCAGAAGAGCAGGAGATACTCCTAAAGACTGCCTTGGAGTACCGAGATTCTCTGATGAGAGAGAAGGCGGAGAAGAACTTTCTGCCGTTTGTAAAACAGATGTGGCCCAGCTTTATAGATGGCAGACATCACAAGGTCATGGCTAAGAAATTTGAGGAGATCGTAAATGGAAAAACTAGACGCCTTATTATTAATATGCCTCCTCGTCATACTAAGTCTGAGTTTGCCTCCTTTCTTCTTCCTGCCTGGTTTTTAGGAAAGTACCCCAATAAGAAGATCATCCAGTGTTCTAATACAGCGGAATTAGCGGTCGGTTTTGGACGAAAGGTCAGGAACTTAGTGGGTTCAGAGGTTTACTCTACGGTCTTTCCCAACGTAGGACTGAAGCAGGACTCCAAAGCAGCGGGTCGCTGGAGTACAAACCATGGCGGGGAGTATTTTGCTATCGGTGTAGGGGGTACGGTAACTGGTAAAGGTGCGGATTTACTGATTATTGACGATCCACACTCCGAACAAGAGGCTGCAATAGCCTCTACGAACCCAGAAATCTACGATAAAGTCTTTGAGTGGTACTCGTCAGGTCCTCGTCAGCGTCTCCAACCTGGTGGAAGCATCGTTGTGGTGATGACACGCTGGGCAAAACGGGATTTAACGGGAAGAATTGTCAAAAGCTGGATCGATAAAGACGGAGAAGAGTGGGAAATCATCGACTTTCCTGCAATTCTCCCCTCTGGAAACCCGCTTTGGCCCGAATTTTGGAGCTTAGAAGAGCTAGAAGCCCTGAGATTAGAACTTCCGCTGTCAAAATGGAACGCCCAGTACCAACAACAACCGACTTCGGAAGAAGGAGCGATTGTAAAACGGGAATGGTGGAAACTGTGGACGGAAGAAAGACCGCCAAAATGTAATTTTGTGATTCAGTCATGGGATACAGCCTTCACAAAAAACGAAAGAAGCGACTATTCAGCCTGTACGACTTGGGGTGTCTTTTATATGAACGAGAATGAGAGCGATCCCAACGTTATTTTGCTAGATGCGTTCAAAGAACGGATGGAATTCCCAGAACTAAAGGAGCGGGCGTACCAATATTATATGGAATGGGAGCCAGACGCCTTCGTTGTGGAGGCAAAAGCAGCAGGTTCCCCACTAATATATGAATTAAGACAGCGTGGAATACCAGTTCAAGAGTTTACTCCCACTAGGGGTAATGATAAGATAGCTCGTATTAATTCGGTGTCAGATCTGTTTGCGTCTGGTAAAGTGTGGGCGCCAGCAAAACGATGGGCGGAAGAAGTAATAGAAGAGATGGCAGCTTTTCCTAATTCAGAACACGATGACTTAGTGGACTCTAGTACACAGGCGTTAATTCGTTTTAGAAAAGGTGGATTTATTCGTCTAGATACAGACGAACCAGACGATCCTATTTTATTTAGGCGTAAAGCAGCATATTACTAAGGAATATTATGATTGAGAAAAGTCTATACCAAGCCCCAGTAGGGATTGATTCTATACCCACAGAACCCGATATCGAGATTGAGATTGTAGATCCTGAAGCTATAAAAATTGGGATTGACGGCATGGAAATAGAGATTGAGCCTGCCGAACCATCCGATGAAGACTTTGACGCCAACCTTGCGGAGTATATGCCCGAAGGAGAATTAACAGAAATTGCAGGAGATTTGCTTGGAGATTTTGAAGACGATATCTCTGCCCGCAAGGACTGGATCCAAACCTATGTAGACGGACTAGAACTCCTAGGTATGAAGATTGAGGAACGAACTGAGCCTTGGGAAGGTGCCTGCGGAGTCTACCACCCCCTTCTATCCGAAGCACTCGTAAAGTTTCAAGCCGAGACTATTATGGAGACTTTCCCAGCGGCGGGTCCTGTTAAAACTGTAATTATTGGAAAAGAAACTCCTGAGAAAAAAGACGCAGCGCAGCGGGTTCAGGATGATATGAACTACCAGTTAACAGACGTCATGACCGAGTACCGCCCTGAACACGAAAGAATGATTTGGGGATTAGGACTCTCAGGAAACGCCTTTAAGAAAGTTTACTTTGATCCCGCCTTAGACCGCCAAGTGTCGATGTTCATTCCTGCTGAGGACATCGTTGTTCCTTATGGAGCTTCGAGTCTAGAGCAGTCCCCCCGTGTAACTCATGTTATGAGAAAGACTGAAAACGAAGTCAAAAGGTTGCAGTTTGCAGGCTTTTACAGGGACGTAGATCTTCAAGAACCTAGTGGTGCTTTAGATGAAGTTGAGAAGAAAATTGCCGAAAAGATG